TGTCCGTTAGCAGTTGCTAAGAATGGACTTGCACAGTCAAACGAGATAGTAAATGCTGGATTAACGTACTTACGGATAGCACGTTGAATGTCTGTAAGCAATACTGCCCATTCCAATTTACTTGTGCCCAAAAAGTGCATCCAATCATGAACACCTTCTTTAAGTAATCCATCGTGGCGTAGTGCCACAAGTCTGCGTAAGATCAAATGCACGTCACACATGTTCTGACCACCCATGGCCCAACCATCAAAGTGTGTATCTGGATAGACGTTTGGATCACAATAGTGCTTCATTGTTTCATACCAACGATCTGCATCAGCATGATTAGCACCTTGCAATACGTTTAGGAACTTAGCACCACCATTCTTCTTGCCCTTACGATTGGCCATGAAGTAATCATTATTAAACTTAGTAGCGTCTACAGCTTCTTGTAGTGTAGTAATTTGACAAGCGGCACTGGCTTTCTTATCATGGATAACCCAAGTTGGAATATCAAGAATCATACCATAGTCAGCAATACCATCTAGCCATTTAAGCACTGCTTCACGTTTCTTTTGTGCTTTAGGACAACCCGAATTGGCTTTCCAGTCACCTTCCCACAAGCCTTTAGCAATCTGGAATCCTCCAGAGTCGCCTAACATAAGTGTGCCAGGTTCGCGATTGCGAACCATGTCTTCGGACCAGTCCTGCTTGTTGAGATCTAAATTAGCATGCCCGCCTGAGTATAGTGACCACTTGTATGGAAACATACCCTTGCTACTGTTTAGCCAATTCATCATTTCCATGTCTTGTATGCCAGCTGGCATGCGAGCAGGATCGACATATGGTCCGTTTACTGGATCACGTTGCTTGCCTACGAATGTAGCATAGAAACCACTAATTGCCGGAAGGAATACGGCATAGTCGTTTTGTTTTGCTGTTAAGTTATCTTGGGTCATTTGAATCTATCAAAGTATGGATTTAAAATAAAAGAGTTAAAGTTTTTTTCTCGAACTGTGTTTAACACAGCAATAAAATCATTGTATTCTGGATGAGCAGGATCAGCTACATTATGATCTAAAAAAGTTCCGTTAGCAATAGTGTATGCATCTGGATTAAGTACCGGCTTAGAATTCCATGTGCTCCAATCAATAAGTGGAAAAACAACTCCGGTAAAATTAAATCGTTGGCACAATTCAGCAAAACCTAGCAAGTCTCGATAGTTTGTTTTTTGTAAAACAAAATTAAGATTAACTGCACTATTACCTCGGTTGTTGTATAGCCACTCAAGATTTTCCATAAGGACTGACCATTTGCCAGGTCTTCTAACTTGCTCATACACTTCGGCGGTCGCAGCATCTACACTAATTGAAAAAACACTTATAGCAGGTTGTATTGATGAATTCTCAACTACCTTTTTTAGTAGCAAGCCATTTGTATTAACTCTAAATGTATGTTTAGGATTATAGCGATAATTTTTAATTAAGTTTCTAGAAATTCTTCCAGCTAACGCATCACCACCGCCACCGAGAGATATAGTAATAGGGTGATCAAAATTTTCTAACCATTCTAAAATACGATCTAAGTCTTTAACTTTTTGCTCAAACTCTGGACCTGCTTCAAGCATTCTTAATTCTCTACGACAACTTGGACAGGCAAGATTGCAACTATCGTCAATATTGATATTGAGACTATATTGAACTTTGTTTATAGAACGTTGAGTTATACCACAATTTTCTACGGCACACCAAGTAAATTTTTTCTGTTCGATATCATCTTGCAACATTTTAGCAATGGGAGAATTCCAAACATCTTCTAAACTATTGAAATCAGAAATTTTTCCTACCGGTATTGGCAACCACCCATCACAAGCACACAATGTACAATTTGAATCTTGGTCAACTGTAACATGTCGGGTAGCCATATTACAAGAATTTGTAATTGGATTTTCATAATTTTTTCCACGAGTCATCGACCGTAGTGTATATTTGATACGGGTCGATAACTTTATATTTTGAAAATCCGACATGAGATTATTTGCTTTGTGCTGGAAGTTTGTAATTGTAAGTAGCAAGTCCAGAATTAACTGTGATTTCTGCAACACCATCGTCACTAAAACGAACAACTTTGTCTCCAGTTAAATCTAAAATTCCAATAAACTGCTTAATTGGATACGACCAAGCACGTTTAAGTTGCCCAGATACTCCTGGTTGAAACACAAAGTTTCCTGAGTGTGTAGAGTGATCGCCAAATACAAATTTCAAATCACCGTTTTCGGTTTTAACTGTAAAAGTTGGCTCTTCAGCATTAGCACTTGCTTGCATCTTAAGACGTTGAATGCCGGCTATAGTAGGAGCAAACTCTACTGGCCAAGTGGTACCTTTAAACTTAACATCTTTAGCTTTTTGGGTAACAATCTCTGATGCCATAAAGCGATAGTTATTTTTAAAGTCGCCTGCTTTGTTTTGGAAGTTAACACCATCGGGTTCACCTTTAGCATTTTTACTAATTGAAAGATCTGCTTCTTCCTTGTATTCACCTAAGTTTAACAAAATTTTAAGTTTGCTTAGATTTGGCATTCCAAATAAGCCCATAAAGTCTGCTACTGGATTAGCATACTTGCCTTCTACAATAACTGAACGATCTTCGGCGATACCAAAAATTCCAGTTTCCTTATCTGTTCCTGTAATTTTAACAAGGTCAATGACTCCTAAGTCATGTGTGTGTTCTACTAAGTCTAATAAGTGATCTCTCATTTGTTTTCTTCCTTTTGTTTAATTAAATGTTTCAATTTTTCTGCCGAATATCCGTATCTAATTAGATTTGGGTCTCCTGCTTCTAACTCTAATGCTCTTTTCCTTAAAAATGCTAACTCTTCTTTTTTACGCTTATCAACTATTTCTGCCATTGTATTGACTAATGTTGCTTCACTATCAAAGCTGGTAGGGTCGATTCCTAAATTTCTTGCTCGGTCATGCAATTCTAAAATTCGTTGTTTTTCTTTTTCTGCAGCTATTTTTCTTTCTTGTTCTGCAATTTTTTGTTGTTCCTTTTCACGACGACGTTGTTCTTTTTCCCGTTCACGCATAAGCCTTTCTAATTGATCTTCCCAATCTGGTCGAGTAATGTCAATATTATTTTCTAAAGCGATCGGTTTCAGCTGAGCAATTCTAATAAGCTCATCTCGTTCTGGATCATCATAGTTAATATTAAGTTCTTTACATAACGATTTTAGTTTTTTAATTTGTCTTTTTTCTTCTTCAAGTCGTTCTGCGCGATATACCTCTCTTACTTTTTCATTAATTAATAATTGTAATTCATATGGATGCAAATTAATAATTGATTCTTCCGAAATACCAAAGTTTTTTGCACTCTCGTGTAAATCCAATATTTCTTTTTGAGTATACACTTTTCTTCGAAGATAGTCAACATCATCAAGGTATCCATCTATCCGATGTACAAATGCTAATGTTTGCCCGCCACGCAAACTTTCAAATTTTCCTTCTTTACGCAACTCTAGCCAACCAGACGGACCACCATCACTCCAGGAATGTATAATTTGATACCCGATACTTTCTGCTAAATCTCTAACCAAATATCCTGGCGTATAACTAGCGCAGTATTGTTCTACTAGCATTACTCCTTTGGGATTATCGCAATCGTTAAAGGTCATTAACAATGCTCCACCTGGCAAAAGTTTTTGGTAAATTTCTTCAAGATACCTTCGAATAATTTCCAATGGTCGATAGTCAAATACTTTATATGCTAGGCAAAGACCAAATTGGTTGTTGGGTATTTTTCCTAATATAGGTTCATCTGACCAATCATTTGTGTAATATGGACGTAAACGATTTTGATACAATTTAGGAAATTTTTTTAAACAAGGTGTTAATAAATCGTGATTCCTATCTATAATGTAAAGAGGATCGCAACCAACCATTTTATTAATAAAATTTTCTAAGCCGGGACGTATAATCATTCCACTAACTTGCCAGTTTGCATAATTTGATAATCGAGAACAAAGAATCTCTTCAGATAAAATAGTTTCAGAATTTTTTCCTCCACCCGGTTGCCGTCCATACAAAATACCTTCGGTTGTTTCACAAAGTTCGGCTTCCTCAAACAATTGATAACTTAATTGAAAAAATTGTTTTTCTTGTTCTGCAATTTGTTCTTTAACCCGTTTCTTAACTAAACTAATATGCTGATCAAAATCACTAAATGCATTTGATATTGAATCATATTTGTTTTTTAGTTCTGGTAAAAACGAATCGACTAAAGGTTCGAGGGGAGTGTTAGTAGGCTCTTCGACTAAGTGCATAAGTCGATCAAGTTTTTGCTTGGCCGCAACTTGAGCTTCGTCAACTGTTAATTCGTCTAATCTATTACGGAAAGCAATTAGTTCACTAAGTTTCATATTACCACTCGAACAATGTTTGGAAAGTATTTTCTGTATTAGTTGCTGATTTTAAATCCCAATCCAACACACTTAATAAGTTTTCAATCTTTTGATCAACTACAGTCTGTTCCATTTCTGAGTCATCAAACGGCAAATCTTTAAACCACTGTGGTAAGTTTAATTCGTCAGTCGGATAGCCAATACTAGTCCATCCTAACGGATTATCTTTAAGTTTGCACACAATAGTTTTCATACCATCAACAATTTGTAGACTATACTTGTCGCCATGCATCTTACGCAAATTATTCCAGTTAAGTGCCGCACGTACATGCCCTGGCATATTTGCCTTACCTAGACGTTCTTCTTCCTTGCCATACTTGGTTAAGTTGTTTACACGCTTAGGTGATCCTTTTTCCCAACCTGGTCGCTCTTTGAATTCATACTTGAACTCGCGAATACGTTCAATAATCTCTTCACGTGTGCTACCTGTTAGTACTTTATTTAGAATTTCTGACAAGAACTCTTGAATAACTTTGGGTGTATCTGAACGCTTCAAGTCCAAGCCCATAGCCTTGACCTTTCCTGGTTCACCATGTGTATCTACACGTTTGTTTTCTTTGTCATAATACAGTACAGCATAACGCTTCTTGGTAATGAACAAGCCCTTACTTGCTACAATCTCACGACCGCCTTTAATAACACTACCCATTTCACGTGGCACATGAAATGCCTGTTCCATAAACGCTGGAAAACTAGCATTAACTTGATCGGCAATACTATTGTATAATGCCACTGCAATATCTTTGGACCATTCCATTTCACCTTTTTCTACTGCATCTTTAATAGCTGGCCAAGCAGTAAAATAACAGGAGTCTGTATCACCATAGATAATTGCTTCACCTACGTGATCATATTTGCCGGTGATACATTCATTCACATAAGCATCCATGTGCTTGGCAATAGCACGACCAGTTAGAGTGGTGGACTGTCCAATGCGCTTATCAAAGAAACGACAGCCAGGATTAAGAATAGCTCCATACAAACTATTAAGATTAATCTTTTTAACCAACTGCCTTTTATCCCAGTATTCTTCATCTTCGGGTGTTGTCGCCTGTTTAAGTTTAGCCTGCATTTCTTTACGCTCGGCATACCAGCGTTTAAGTAATCCAGGTATAACTGCTTCACGTTCATATGTAAAAATAGTTCCGTTAGCAGTAATCATCCAAGGTTGATTCGAATCAAATATCAAGTGCCAAACTTCTGCGGCACTATGAACTGATTCATTGCCGTCGGCCCAGTCAATAGTAATCTCTGTGCCTTTTTCCATGTTCATAACTGCTTCATACTCAAGACTACCAAATAGGCCTTCCCATGCGGCAGCAAATGAACTACCTGAACGTTGCTTGTCGGCAATATAACGATCAGTCATAACAGGACGTAGTTGTCCAATAATAGTTTCTGGACCCATGTTAAGCGCACGAATCGCACTAGGATACAGTGAGTTAATATCTAGTGAGCCAATCCAATCTTGCAAGCCTTCTTTAGGATATGCAACGTAAGCACCAGCCGCCGCAGTATTCTCATCGTCGTCTCGCTTAGGACGATTAGGAACTTGGAATCCTCTACGATGTGCTTCGTTAATAATGGCTTGCTCAGTAACAGCCACAGCACCCATAGTTGTCTGTAGCAATACTGTGTTTTCGTGTGCAATCTTATTAGCAAGATCGATAAACTTTAGTTTCTCGTCTAGTTTGTTTAAAAGTGCTACGTCTTGTCTGTTATACTCGATAAACTTTTTAAAGTCATTGTTGTATAGTTGATCAAGTGTGCCTTCATAGACAGTTTTGTTCTCACCAATCTCCATCTCGCCAATAGCATCTAGTCGATAAGTGTGACGTTCTTCGTAAGTAAACTTACGATACAGTTCGAGACTGTCTAAGTGTACACGACCATAAAAGTCATAGGTTGTAGCAGTCTTGCCATACTTTTCGTATTCACGTTTTTTAGGCAATTGATCCCACAAGCAGAATCTGCGTGTGTCATCTTTGCTTAGAACTTTAGTAACACGGTTAACAGTATAGGGAACGTCGTAGCCCTCACTGTTCCAACCTGTAATAATGTCAGCATCTTGAATTAGATCCAAGAATGTTTCCAACATGTCTGCTTCGCTGTCAAACAAGTGTGTATCTGGTACATCCTTGATTAACTCTTTGGCTTTAGTCATACCAACACTCTTTGGAGGAAGTGCAAGTGTGATTAATTTGTCTAACCATTTTAGGTGAACAGTAATCGCAGTAATAGGCATGAAAGCATCGTCTGGAGTGCTATAACCTTTTTCTGGATCAAAGTCCACCTCAATGTCGAAGAAGCAAATGTTTAGTTTAGGCGCATCTTGATTGAGATAGTTTTCGCTTAGGTGTACAAAAATTGGATTGATGTCACTTTCATACAAGTCCTTGCCACTGTTAATGGCTAGTTCTTTACGGAAGTCTTTGCTGTTTTTACATACTACCCTTGTTAAAGGTTCGCCAAAGATTGATTGAAATTTACCTCTAGCGTCTGGATAGTAAAATGTGTAGCGTACTGGGTGTTCTTTAAAAACCCTTTCGCCTTTGTCGTTTCTTTCAACGACCTTGATAATGTCATTCTCTCTGTCAAAGAGAGCGTCAACGTAACTCATATTTTAATTTTTCTCCCTTGCAATTTACGGCTTGCAAATACCAACAAAGTCATTTGTGGCTGACTAAACCTTACTCTTATGTATTAATTATCAGTCTAACAATAGCGATTACATCGATAGTGACTAGTAACAGATAATTAGCAACCATTCCTGTACTTTTGCGTGTCCAAGCGGCCCATGCAAAAATTGCACATTGAATAATAAACAATGGATAAAGAATAAGGAATGGAGGATTGGGCAACGTTGCGCCCATCCATACAGCACAGACTATACTCATGAACCAAGCAGTGATTTCAAGAACAAACCTTAGAGGCCATTCTTTAAAATCTTGCCTAGCCCAGTTGTATGTGTTAATAATCCAGTTCAATTATTTGTCCTTGCCAACAGTGACAATCAATGTTTCAAGATCATCAAAGTCGCTAAACACATCGTTCCAGTTACCTTTGTGTGCGATGCTGATTGCTTTGTTAATAAGTGCTGGTTTGATTTCTAGTTCTTCTGCTACTGCTTTAACAGTTTCTTTCAAACCTTCTTGAAGTGCTTCTACTTCGTATCTAATTTGAACACCTTCGTTAATAAGACGCTCAAGTTTTGCTTTTTCTTCTGGTCCGTAGGTACGACTGCCCATGAATAGTTCTCCTTAATAATGTATTATTTTATACTGATAAAAAGACAAAGTCAACAAAAACGGTGTCAAACACCGTATTTGTTTTTCTTAGGTTTGGCAACCGGACTGGTTTTATTGATAACGGAATTGGGAAGTTCTTGACTACCTTTTCCTGTGCCATGATCAAATTTGATACCCATTCTCTTAGCAGCCGCTTTTCTTATTTCAGCGTCAGCATCGGTATAGTCGATCATAGTTAGTTTACTACCAAGGGGGCCTTCATCGTCAAAATGGTGTATATCTGGGCTAGGTGCAAGTGCTACACCAAAACGATATGCTAAGTATGGGTGGTTATTGTTGTCTAACTGACTAGCAGTAGTCATATTAGGCATACTTTGTACCACCGACTTTCTTAAAGATTTTCTAGACTCTTTGATGAATTCACGTGCTCTCATAGTATTATTTATCGTAATTTAGCAAGCCCAACAAATTCAAACAGTTTAAACCACATCCAGCCTATGTCAAACTCGTACCATTTACGGCTTAGTTTAGGATTTGCAGGATCTAAGTGATGATTGTTGTGTAGTTCTTCCCCACCAATTAAAAGCCCCCATGGGCTTACGTTGCGACTGTGATCTTTAGTTTCACCGTTGCGATATCCCCACCAGTGTCCAATGCCATTGATAAATCCAGCGGCCAGAATGGAATCCAGATCATTTGTACACCCCAAACTAAAATACCGGGCAGGCCAAAAAGAACAAGATCTATGACCAACATCAGTAAGAATCCTGCCCGGTGATAACGAGTATAAAAAAGTTCTATTTTATCTTTAGGTGTTCCCTTACCATATTTAATAACAAAATTGGCATCTTTAGTCGCTTGATGGTATAAACTCCAACCTCCAAACAATAGTTTCCATATTCCAAATACGTGTGGGCTATGGGGATCACCTTCTACATCTGTTGATTGATGATGTTTGCGATGTACTGCTACCCAGGCTTTTGTAGTCATTCCTGTAGTAAGCCATAACCAGAAACGCATGAAGTGACTTAGTACAGGGTGAAATTCAATACCCCGATGAGCCTGTCCTCTGTGTAAGTATAGTGTAACACATACTATTGTGATATGTGTCATAATAAGAGTTGCTAAAATAATTTCCATTTATTTGTCCATTGAACTAATATTTATCGGTTTTAGCAGTAGCCAAACCAATAGTAAACACTAGTTCTATAGCAACCTTGTGGTACGGGAATTCCAGCAGAATGCTCTTGATTTTTGTGGTTAATCATTAAGTACCCAGTATTTCTTACATAAGGAAATTGATACCTTAAATGATTATTACGATAAAAGCATGTACCTACAGAATTTTCTAATGTGTTAAGATATATATGAAGTCCTACAACAGGGTCTCCGTTATTGTCTATATGTCGATCCATAAAGAATCCTTCTTCATCGAGCCATATATTATACCCTTCCATTTTTAAACGACAATTAAGAAATTTTGAAAGACGGTTTTCAAAAACTTTAGAATAGTGATCGATTAGAAATTTTGTAAAAAATGTAAGTTTAAGATTTTTTCTATTATACTTGTTAGAAATAACATCTGTATTAAAGTCGTATTTTAATAACTTTTCTACACTAAGATGATTTAGGAAAAAATTAGAAAAGGCGTTGTTGACTAAAAATAAATCTTTATGATCGTCTATGGGCGTTATATTCATAAAGATATTTATAGGTGCTCACTTTAGAGGTTCACGGTAGCGAGTCGTTACTATCTCAGCCCAGCAGCCGGGCCACACTTGCGGTAACTTAATACCGGTCCTAAGGTGTGTCTGGGTCGTAAGGTAAGCCTGCAAGTCCGCAGCCAAACCTTGCTAATCCTTCAATGACGTCCGTAAGGATTTCTTTTAGAATCTGTGCCATCATCTTCTGGATATACTTTATAATCGTTTGGGTTTTCTCTGTCTAGTTCTGCTAATGCTGGATCATTCCATACATTGCGGTTATGCCAGACTTGTTCTTTTACTTTAGAGTTGCTCTCAGCATCCATGAGTGTTTCCTATGTGCATCTTGACGTCCTGCAAGGAAATCTGCAAGACCATGTTCGCCCTCACGCTCTGCTAAATCAAAAACTAACTTGTGAATTTTTGCCATCTTTTCGGAATCTTCTAATAGTATTCTAGTCATTTCTTCTGCACTAGGAACACTAGACTCATCGTCTACTCTGGACAACATACTGAAACGTTCGAAACTACCCGGAGCATAACCCCCTGTCTTGCGAATATTTTCTGCAAAGTCATCGATGCTACCGTAGACTTCTTCGTAGATTTTTCCAAACAATGCGTGGAACTGTTCAAAGAACATTCCTTCTACGTTCCAATGAAAATATTGTGCTTTTAGATAAAAAGCAAACTCACTGGCAAATGCAATTTTTAAGGCTTTTCTTAAATCGTCCATATTTTATAACCACTGTTTAATTGCTCTACTTTGCCATCCTAATGAACCTAGATCTATGGGTTGTGGCAATGATAGAATTTTATTTTTCCAAGATTCTACGAATTCTTTAGTAGATTCTCTTACTCCAGTATTTAGCCAATTTATCTTAGGACTTATATATCTTTCAATATAAGTTAAATGTTCCCAGGGTAGAGGGTGCCATTCTTCCATAGAATCAGAAACATTTTCGGGCGGGTAAGTGCGTATTCTGTTCTTTTTAGTTTCATTATCTTGTAGCATTAAATTAAGGCATTCCATCATTGCCGGTCCGTCGAACTCGGGTTTGTATAACGCACTGACGCTGTCCATGCCACGATCGCCGCCTGTCATAAGTAAAATACTAAAATGATATTGATTTACGCCTAGTGCCTGCAGACTAAGTTTAGTAGATTGAATTAATGCTAAATCTCTCATAGCATAATATTTGGCAGAACCAAAACCGTTTACTGTTCCGTCTTTGTATTCTTTTTGTTGAAAGATAAATCGAGGTGTGTGCCATCCCATTTTATCTGTATAACTGTCTTCTCTAAAGTAATTACTCCAGCAGACAAACACCCAGTCATCTTTACCTAAGGCGTTTCTTGCATGGCATTCTTGTACTTTGTTGGCAATATATAGATTTCCTTTCCCTATAGATCCCCAATTTTCACCAAAGTGACCCTTTTGTTTCAAGTCATGAACTAGTATAT